TCGGATGGTCGCTACATTCTCGACCCAATCGTTTCCTCGGTGGATGGCAACGCAAGCGCTACTCTGCTTGGGTTCCCCGTTTACGAAAACCCTGCTGTGGATGCAGCTACCACTGGAAACCAGGCCGCGTTCTTCGGTCACTGGCCTTCGGTGAAAATCGCAACCACCGGACTCGCAACAAGCGTTTCCACCGATGCGTACTTCGCAAACGACATCACCGGCTATAGGTTCACGTACCGCATCGCCGCCGGCGTGGCTAACGGATCCTCGCATATAAAGAAACTGACAATGGCCTAAGCCTTATCGGTTCAAGGAACCCCTCCCCGCCTGTCATGGGTGGTGGGGGGTTTCTTATTTCTCCCAATAGGTTTCGAGGTACTGATTTACATAGGTGCCAAAGTCACTGCCTGGGATGAGGCGGGTGGTGAGGCGCTCATGGTTGTCAATGCGGGTGATGGTGTCTGCAACTTTGCCCCACCTGTAGGCGAGCGTTTCCCTGCGCTTCTGGATTTCTAGGGTTTCCCCGTGAGGGTAGTAGTCCCAGGGTTCGGTGTAGTCCACTGCTTCAGTCCAGTCACCACAGGCGATGAGCGCCGCCATTGCGTGCCCAACGTGTTTGATGGAGCATTCGTCACGATCACCTATGCGCCAGATGGCGTTGAGTTGCTGGTTGAGGCGGTGGATGTTTTGCTGGTCTGTGCGCTTTGAGAGGTCACACTGGCGTTCTGTTGTCATGCTCATACTGTATAGCCTACACACTCATTGTGCAAACACAAACCAGGCACACTGCCCGCGATAGAATAGAACCTGGAGGATTACATGGCTATTGAGAACGGTTACGCGCCACTTGCCGATGTGAAGGCTGCTTTGCGTATTACAGACACAGTGGATGACGGCCTACTGGAGATAAGCATTGAGGCTGCATCGCGTGAGATTGATGGGTTCTGCGAGCGCTTCTTCTACTCGACAAGCGCCACAAGGGTTTACCTGCCCACCGATTCACTGACAACCCACACCGATGACATTCAAACGGTGACAACTTTGAAGGTGGACACTGCCGGTGATGGCGTGTTCAATCAGACTTGGACAACCTCGGACTTTCAACTTTCTCCCCTGAATGGAATCGCGGGCGGTATTGAGACACCCTTCAACACTGTGAGCGCTGTGGGTGATTACTTGTTCCCGATTTATCAGCCCCGCAACGTGGAGGCTCAGCAGGCTTCTGTGCAGATCGTGGGCGTGTTCGGTTTCGCTTCTATCCCTACAGCGGTGAAGCAGGCGTGCATCATTCTTTCCATGCGCCAGTTCAAGCGGTACGACTCCCCAACGGGTGTGATGGGTTTCGGAGATTTGGGCGTGATGCGGGTGGGTCGGGTGGACCCTGATGTCGAGAAACTTTTGATGCCCTTCAGGAGAATGAGAACCGCGTGAGCATCAGCACAATTCGTGACGGCTTAGCAACTAACCTCGCAACGATTTCGGGGCTGAGAACTAAGGCTGACATTCCTGACAACCCTTCCCCACCTGTGGCGGTTGTGTCCCTAAACAGTGTTTCTTACGATCAGGCTTTCAAGCAGGGTCTGGCACTTTACAACTTCACCATCACTGTGATTGTGGGGCGCGTGTCAGAACGCTCCGCACAGGCCAGGTTGAACGCTTACGCCTCTACTGGGGCGGGCGGGGTGAAGAACGCAATCCAGTCAGATAAGACTCTCGGCGGGGCTGCTTTCGATGTCAGGATGCAGGAGATGACTAACATCGGTGCGATAACATTAGGTGAGCAAAGTTATCTGGCAGCTGAGTTTTCAGTTGTCGTTTACGAAGAATAAGGAGACATTGTGGCAGTTTTCGCAGCTACAGATTTTGACATTACTATCGGGGGCACTGACTTCAGCGCCAGCCTAGCTGCTCTGACCTTAGATATAAGTAGGGAGCAGCTTGAAACGACAGCCTTCGGCGATGCTGCGAGAACGTATGTCGCGGGCCTTCAGGAGGCTTCGGTCACGTTGAGCTTCCACCAGGACTTCGCGGCCTCGGCTGTGGATGCCACCTTGCACGCGGCGCTTGGGACTGAGGTCGCTATCGTTCTCAAGCCCACCTCAGCTGCTGTTGGTGCTGGGAACCCCAGCTATTCCTTCAACGCTTTGGTTACGCAGATCACCCCGTTCAGCTCGAACGTTGGAGACCTTGCCACACAAGATGTGACCTTCCCCGTATCAGGAGCAGTTACCCGCGCCGTAAGCTAGTTAGTGCTAAAGTTTGAGGTATGAACTTCAATCTTCTAGTAACTTTTCTTGATGGTACAAACCGCGAGGTCAGTGGCATTGCTGCTGACCTTGTGGCGTTTGAGGCGCACTTCGATTTGAGTGTGGCCCGCCTGAACGCTGACATGAAAATCACGCACTTGCTGTGGCTGGCGTGGCATGTTCTGAAGCGCACTGGTGAGAGCAAGCACACGTTCGATAAGTGGGTTGAGTCTGTGGAAGGCGTGGAGGCCTCTAACCCAAAATAATGCAGGGGCTGGGGGAGACTTCAGCTCATTGGCTTATTGCTCAGATTGCGGTTGAGACTGGCATCAGCCCCACTGAGTTGCTGGCGTTAGAACCTCGGATGTTGTTCACGCTTGAACGCGCCCTGGTCGCTAAGGCTAATCAGTCTAGGAAGCCACGCAAGGGCAGGCGATAGAATAGAAGCAGGATTGGAGTTCTGTTGCTGTCTACAAAGATGCGTGTCACAGGGTTGAAAGACACTGTTGCGACTTTGCGCAAGATGGACAATGAGACTCAGAAGCGGTTGCGTAAGGATATGCGTGCCGGTATTGCTGCCACTGCGCGTGAGATCGCTAACACTGTGGACTCTACGCCTCCCCTGTCTGGTATGGGGCCAAACACTCGCAGGGGCGGGAACCCTGTGAATGGTGTGACTCGGTGGACTGGTGTGCCAAAGGCTGGGGTGCAGTTTAGGACTGGCGGGGGCAAGAGCAGGCGTATTCTGTCTATGAAGTTCACTGGGGCTCAGGGCGGGCTTGGTTTGATTTACGCTGAGCTTGCAGGTTCGAGCAGGAGGCCTGGGAGACAGTTCACAAAGGTTTATGAGCGCAACGGGATTCCTGGGTTCCAGCACGCTGTTCGCGGTCAGGGTGCGGCTTTCAATGAGGGGATTAGAAAAAAAACGGGTATCAATAAGCGGGGTGGTTTCTTCCTTTACGATGCTGCAATCAAGCGGGCGGGCAGTATTGAAAGACAGGGCAGAGACTCTGTCAATAAATATATGAAGGATGCTAACGCCGCGATCAGGAAAGCAAGGTTCGGTTTCTAATGGCTATTTTTATTCCCCTAGTTACTAAGTTTGATGATAAGGGTCTGAAGGGCGCTAGGAAGGCGCTCGCTGGTTTCAGTAACTTTGCGACTGATATTGCTCGGGTGGCTTCTGCTGCTATTGCTGGGGTGGCCGTTGCGGGCGTGCGTGAAGCGGCACAGTTCGAGACTAGCTTTGCGAAGATTCAGGGTTTGGTGGGTGTTACCGCTGATGAGATTGGTGTGCTTGAGGAGGCGGCGAAAAGGCTAGGCCCAGAGTTCGGAAAGAGTGGGATAGAGGCTGCCGATGCGCTGTTCTTTATCACCTCGGCTGGTTTGCGTGGCGCTGAGGCCACAGAAGTTTTGGAAGCTTCCCTGAAGGGTGCCGCTATCGGCCTGGGTGAGACCAAAACTATTGCTGATCTTGCCACCTCAGCCATGAACGCCTTTGGCGCTGAAAACTTGAGTGGTACTAAAGCTGTAGATGTTTTGGCTGAAGCCGTCCGGTTGGGTAAAGCTGAGCCTGCTGAGTTTGCTGATGCGCTCGGCATGGTGTTGCCTATTGCTTCTGAGATGGGCATTTCATTCGATCAGGTGGCTGGTTCTGTTGCAGCCATGTCAAAGACTGGTTCTGATGCGCGGGTTGCAACTACTCAGCTCCGCCAGGTCATGGCAACCATATTGAGTCCCACTAAGGGGGCTAATGATGCATTAGAAAGCATGGGTCTTTCCGCGCAAGGTTTGCGTGACCAAATCAAGGAAGAAGGATTGCTTTCAACGCTGGCAACCTTGAAAGATAGGTTTGGCGATAACGAAGAAGCCGCATCCTCTGTTTTTGGCAACATTCGCGCCTTGATGGGTGTTCTCGACCTGATGGGTAAAAACGCAGAAGATAACGCAAACATCATGCGCCTGATGGCTGATGATGTGGGTGTACTCGATGAGGCGTTAGCCATAACCTCTGAGACTTCAGAGTTTAAGTTCAATAAGGCGATGGCTGGGGCTAAGGCTATCCTGCTTGAAATCGGTGTGGCTTTGCTGGAACGGCTACAGCCCTACCTTGACAACTTCCTTCAGTTCATGGAGGACAAGGGGCCGGTTATCGAACAGATGTTCGACAAGATTTTCGGGGTCGTGGAGGTACTCACTGGGAAGCTGGGTGAGCTTGGTGAGGCCATCATGCCGGTTGTGGTGGATTTGTTCACTAATGAGGATTTCATGTTTGCCCTGGAGCGTATCGGGGAAGCCTTCATCGGTATCGTGAATGAGGTTATTAAGTTCATTGATTCTGACCTGGGCACCTTCTTGCTGAACCTTACTAGCGGTGTCATTGTGGGCGGTATCACAACGCTTGCGGGGGCGCTTGATTTCTTGAATGATGTTCTCGTGGAGTTCAACCGGCTCCTGTCTGGCCCTGTGCGACAGACTGACATTCTAAAGGGCTTATCTTTCGGTGAGGTCACGACTGAGATGAGGCGCGGCGGTATCGAGGGCAGCCCAGGGTATTTGGGTTTTGCCACTGGTGGTGTTGTGATGCCTCAGCCTGGCGGTGTGTTTGGAAGGCTTGCTGAGGTTGGGCAGCCTGAGGTGGTTATCCCGCTGGCGCAACTTGACTCGATGCTTTCTGAGGGTGCCACGAAGTCCACAAGCAAAAAGGCGGTTTACAACATTACGGTGAACGCTGGGATGGGGTCTAACGGGGCGCAGATTGGTGAGCAGATTGTGACAGCGATCAAGCGTTATGAGCGCACTTCTGGCCCTGTGTTTGCGAGTGCCTAATGGCGGTCACTGTTGAGCTTGGCCTGTCTAAAGCTTTCACCCTTGATGATTCTGTCGCTGGGGTTATCGGTTCGACCGAGTTTGTTTTAGGCGGCGTAGATTTCGTAGACGTAACGTCCAAGGTGCGCGGCCTGAGCATCAGCAGGGGCAAGAACCGCGACCTCGACAGGTTCAACGCGGGCGCTTTGAGCATCAGCTTCAATAACACGAACCGCGACTTTGACCCTCTCTATACTTCTTCACCTTACGCGGGCAACATTGTGCCGAGGCGGGAGGTGCGGGTGAAGGCTGATGGGGTCACACAGTATGTGGGGACTGTCACTGACTGGAACCTTGCCTATGATGAGAGCGGGCAGTCCATTGCACAGCTTGAGGCGGCTGATGGTTTCACCTTCTTGGCGCAACAGGTTCTCACTGCGGGCACTGCTACGGGGCAGAAGTCTGGGGCGCGGGTGAGCGCGGTTCTCGATATGGCTTCAGTGGATTGGCCTAGTGATGAGCGAGACATTGCCACAGGTGCTTCCACGCTCGGCACTGACACGTTTGCCGGTAACGCCTTGACCTACTTGCAGAAGGTGGAACTGTCCGAGGGCGGTTTGTTGTTTATTGATAAGCAGGGGCGGGTGGCTTTCAAAGACCGGCTCAGCACACCCACAACGGGCAGTGTCACTGTGTTTGCGGATGATAATTCTGGGATTCCGTTTGCGCCTGCACAGGTTGAGTATGGGATTGAACAGTTGTATAACCAGGTAACGGTGACTAACGGCACTGACAGTTCCACCGCTAACAATGCGCTATCCCAAACCCGTTACGGGATTCTTGAGCATGATGTGAACACTTTGCTTTCTGATGCCACACAGGTGAGCGGGTATGCGGATTTTCTCGTGGGGCGTTACGGTGAACCTGAATACCGCTTTGCTCAGCTCGCCATTGATATGAGCAACCTGACTGCGTTGCAGAAAACTTCCATGTTTGCCCTTGACATGGGTTCGGTTATTCAAATCAAGTTCACCCCGAACAGCGTGGGATCAGCCATTGAGCGTTATGGGCTTGTAATTTCACTGGGGCATGAAGTGACCGCTGATGACCATATTGTCACTGTGGGGGTAGGCTCGTTGCAGACCTCACTCTTTGTCTTGGATGATGCGGTGTTTGGTAAACTTAGCGGAGCAGGCGTTCTAGCCTTTTAGTATTTAGGAGATATTTTGCCGAGAGAAGTGTTTGTTGCCGGTCAGGTTTTGACCGCTGCGGAACTGAACGTTGTGTCCGATCAGTCTGTGATGGTGTTTGCAGATTCTTCCGCACGCAGCACTGCAATCTCCTCCCCTTCTGAGGGGATGGTCACTTACCTTGAGGACAGTAACGCTGTTGAGGTGTATAACGGTTCAGCTTTTACGGGTGTTGGCCAAGGTTCTATTTTGCAGGTTGTGTCTACAACTAAGACGGACACTTTTAGCGCATCGTTGGCTACGGCGGTCTTTACTGAAATCACGGGTTTGACCGCGGCCATTACGCCAAGCAGCACTTCTAGCAAGATTTTGGCTATGGTCAGTGTTTACGGCGGGAACAGCATCACAAGTAGACAAGGTAGCTTTGCCTTGAAACTACAAAGAGGCGCTACCGATATTGCTTTGGGGGGCACTGACGGCTCTCGAACCAGCGTGACCGCGCACACGTTGAATTCTTTAGATGGTACCGGAAATTCAACAACAGTAGCTTTTCAATTCTTGGACAGCCCTAGCACAACCTCCGCAACTACCTACTCTGTCGAAATCGGTAACGTTGCCAATTCGACCTCAACGGGAACTTTTTATGTGAACAGGGGCGCGGTAACCGCCGATAACAACCGGGTTGCTAGGACCGTTTCTACTATTACCCTCATGGAGGTGGCAGGCTAATGGACATTTCAATGATTCTTAGTAAGCGTTACCCTGATGCTGAGTGGACTCTGAACGGTAACGACTATTCGGGGCTGAACTGGCTGGGTGACACACCGAAACCTTCCCTTGAGGAGCTTCAGGCCGAGTGGGCACAGGTTGAGTATGAAGTGGCGTATGAGGCTGTTCAGAAGGAACGCCAGACCGCATACCAGGCTGAGTCTGACCCTGTGTTTTTCAATTTTCAGCGTGGGGAAGTTGCGGAGCAGGATTGGTTGGATGCGGTTGAGGCTGTAAAGAGTGCTCACCCGTACCCTGTTGACCCCTCAGCGGTTGTGTAATGCGGCTGAGCAAGCCCTGGCCTGCTGACAAGAAAGAACGTAGCGGGTTCGGTTACCGGATTCACCCGATAAATGGCAGACGGCAACTGCACCGAGGCATTGATGTTGGCGGGCAGTTCCCTATTAGCGCACCGGCTACTGGTGTGGTCGTGCATATTGGGTGGAGTCCTAACGGTGGTGGGCACACGCTCATCCTTGATCATGGGGACATTCACACCGCTTACTATCACCTACGGGAGGCAACCCCTCTGAGACTGGGTGAGCGGGTAGCGCCCGGAGCGTTCTTGGGAACCAGCGGAAGCACCGGCGCAAGCACCGGAAATCATTTACATTTTGAGGTGAGGACTCGCAAAACTTGGGGATCGCAAATAGACCCTCAGCCTTACCTCGTGAGCAACAACCTGGGAGCAAAGCCTGCCCTTCGTGTGGATGGTCGCATGGGGAAAAACACCTGGCGGGCATGGCAGACACAACTTGCGGAAGCAGGGCACTACAAGGGGCGCGTAGATGGCAAACCAGGTAGCTACACTTACCGCGCTATCCAAAGAGCTGTGGGTGTCACTGTCGATGGTCAGATGGGGCCACAGACCCGTAAAGCTGTGCAGGAACAACTGCACAACTGGGGCTACTACATAGGCAGGGTGGATGGCGTGTGGGGTCGAGTGACTTACAGGGCAATCCAGCGTTCTCTCAATGATGAGCGGTGGTGTTGCTAATGACTGAGAACACTGACACTGTGGCGGTAAAGGTTTCGATGAAAGATATTTATCTTGAGGTTCAACGGCAGGGCCGGTTGCTTGAGAAGATCGCTAACAGTCTGCCTGACTCGGAGGACAAGATTGATGACCATGAAAACAGGCTTCGCAAATTAGAGATGAGGGTTGGGTGGGCAGTTGGTGGCTTCGGGTTGCTGGCGGCACTCGCACCGTTCTTGACAAAGTTGGTGGCGTAATGAAACCCTCGTGGAAGATTAGGCGGCGTTACATTTTCGTTGCGTTTGTGCTGGGTTCGCTGATGTTAGTCACTGGAAGTGTGGCAACGCTGATGAACAATGACTCAGGCACACGCGATTTGATTACGGGTGGTGTAGCGCTCATAACCCTTCTACTTTCGAGCTATATTGCAGGAAGTGTTTTTGAAGATATAAAGACAGGGGAACAAGATGGATAAGTTGAAAAGTTATTTGCAGTATTCGGTGGAGCGTGCCATCAAGACTGTGGCGCAGACTGCGATTGCTGTGATCACGGGTTCGCAGGTTTTGAATGTCATTGATGTGGACTGGGGGCAGGTTGCGGGTATTGCTGCGCTTGCCGGTGTGATGTCTTTGCTCACTTCGGTGCTTGTGTATGACAAGGCTGGTGCCTAATGGCTGACCTTGATTTGCTTGAGGAAGTGAATGGGTATGCTTGCCCGATTGATCCTGCTGAAGCGCTGCTCTGTGATTCCTGCCAGTAGTTAGCTGTTTACCCAGGCGTACACTGTGCGCCTTGTAACGCCCGCTTTTTTAGCGAGCGACATGATGTTCTTGTTGTCCTGATAATCGGCTTCTACGCGCCTTCTCAGCTCTGTGGTGACGGTTTCTAGGCGCTCTGTTTGCCATGCCCGTAAGTCTGCGAGCTGTTCGGTACTCAGGTCGCTTATGTCGTAGCTGTCTGTTCTAATCATGCTTACACTATACACACCCTGGCTGGGTGTTTTGCTTTTCTGTGGTTATGCTATACACTTTTAGCAACGCCTAACGAAAGGGAAAATCATGGGCTTATACAAGAACATTGATGCGGCAATGCAGGAGGCAATCCAAAACCCTGCCTTGCAAGATACGGTGCGCTGGTACGCGAAGCACGTTCACCAGTTGCCACCGGAGCTGATGAGGGCAATTCTCACTGATGAGGATTTCTTTCAGAAGGCTCTGACAGTGTGGGATAACGAACGGTTCGGGCCAAAGCCTGCAAGCTCGCATGTGGCTTTGCAGGAACCCGCTGTGCGTAGGCGTGACCTCAGACCGGCTAAGCGCTTGGGGATGTGTGTTGCGGGGTGGTCGCTGATTGCCACAGCCTTTGTGACGGCAGCTGTCGTTATCGGGGTGAACCTGTGATGGGCTGGGTGCTGATGGTGGTGGGGGCAGGGTTCCTGTTCGCGCCAGGGATGATTGACCCGCTGGCACCTATCAATGGTGCCTCGCTTATTGGCCTGGGTTTGGTTGCCTGGGCTTCCATGAAACTACTGAAGGGGAGTAACTGATGGCTAGAGCAAGAAGAACCGATCCGGTGACAAGTCAGGAGGCTGCTGACTCTGTGAGCGATGTGACTCAGACACAGGCGTTTATTCTGCGTGTGTTGGAGAAGCGCCCTCGCACTGATGGTGAGCTGATTGAGGCTTACCGCAACTACAAGACGGCACCTCGGGCGAGTGAGTCAGGGATTAGGTCTAGGCGTGCTGAGCTTGTGGGGAAGGGCTTGGTGGCTGATACTGATGCGCGGCAGGTTCTCCCCTCGGGGCGCAGGTCTATCGTGTGGGGTGTCTCACATGGATGAGATTGGTGAGGCTGTGCAGGTGGAGAGGGCCAGGGTTCTTGACATCCTGATTGAGGGTCTACCCGCGGGGATGTATTCAGAGGGTTGGGTTCATTCAATAATTCAGAAGATAGAAGCAGGGAACATGGAGGGGACAGCATGATGGATGTGAGCGCTCATGGGCGTGACGTAAATATCCGGTTGCGGGATGATGTGTGGGCGATGGAGGAGCCTGGGACTTTATCTCTAACTAGGACTCAGGCGCACACGCTGCGCTTGCACTTGAATGCCTGGGCGATTGCCACACAGTTTGAGGACATTGATGAAGATGGCTAACGTTCTGATGGCAGTGTGCCAGCCCATATCCCGTAAGGCTCCTGAGCCTCGACAGCGTACTCAAAACATTGTTCTTTGATAGGGCACTTGTTGCAGAGGTCGCGGGCGATGCGGGTGGTCTGTTCCCGTTCTTCTTTGTTGGGGTAATCCTCGGGAAAGAACACAGCGGGGTTGTCCATACAGGGCACAGAACCAACCTCATTGATGGAGTGTTGCAAGCGCTGGTGCGCGGTTTGTCTGCGGTTGGTCATAGGGTAAGGATAACGGAGAGAGGGTGAATGTGATGAGTGTTGAAGAATTATCTAAGGTGATTGTGGGATCGTGGGGCGCTGACCTTGCGGGTTCAGGTGAGGCCAGAGATGAGGCTTATGCGGCGCTAGATGATGCGCTTGCTCAGGTGGATGAGCTGACGAAACAGAAGGGCTACGAGGTTGCTTTCCAGAAGTGGATGAGGATGGTCGCTTGATAACCGCTGACAGGTTTGTGGCGAACAAGCATTACTTCCCGCAGGGGTGGTTGCTTGCCCGCAGGGGTGGGGTGACAGCGACACAGGTGGCTAAGGCGGCAACGAAGGCAGGGCTTGAACAGGCGGTCACTGACTACATTGATGACACACAAATCCCTGACAATCCTTATATGGCGTTCGGGAGGGACTTTGAGCCGGTGATTGCTCGGACTGTTCACACGAAGTTTGACATCCTGCCGAACGAGTGGCTTATTAGAAACGATAAGTCACCACACCATTTGGCTACACCTGATGGCCTGTCACCCGATCACACGATGATTGCGGAGATAAAGACTACGGGGAAGGATTGGGCTGATGGTGTTATCCCGATTCAGTACCGCAGGCAGGTGCAGTGGCAGCTTCACGTTACGGGCGCTGAGCGGTGTTTGTTTGCGTGGATGAAGCGGATCGATGTTGGGGGTGTGTTTGCTCCCGCGTGGTTTGAGCCTGAAAGTTTGTGGATGGAAAGGGATGAGGGGATGATTGACGTGTTACAAGATACGGCTGAACAACTATGGAAGAGGGTTAGTGATGGATACAAAGGATAAGAACATCTGGAAGGTTGCCACTAAGTATGTTGAGGATTTGCATGGTGGTGAGCAGCCTGATGACTTGTGGCGTGATTATTGGGAGATTGAGGGGCGCATTTTGGCTGAGAAGGTAGGTAAGTGATGCCTAGTTTTTCGCTCCAGGATTATGAGACTGTTGAGGAGCGTATCCGCCGGTTCTATAGTGACCATCCAGATGGCAGGATCATCACTGAGAATGAGACCCTGCCTGAGTATCGGACTGAAAAACTGTGGGTGGTGAAGTCGCTGGTGTTTTTCTCTGGTGAGGATTTGGAACGCGGTTGCCCTAAAGCGACAGGGCTCGCGTATGAGGTGGATAGCGCTAGTGGGCCTCAAAAATCATCGGCCCTCGAGGTGTGCGAAACCAGCAGCATAGGCCGCGCCCTCGCCAATGCAGGCTACTCAGGGAACAAGCGTGCTTCGCGTGAGGAGATGGAGAAGGTGCAACGGTTCGAGCAGGCAGAGAAAGCCCGTGACTGGGTTGCGGAAGCTAAACTGCTGACCGATAAAGACCGGCTGCGGTTGCTGTGGGGTGAAGCCTCGAAAGCTGGGGCACCACAGGATGTGCTTGATCAGGTGAAGGCGCACGCTGAGGCGCAGGCAGGTGATAAGTAATGCTTATCGCTGAGATTGTGCAGGAGATTGCTGAGCTGACTGTGGAGAACCGCAAGGGGGTTGAGGCGCTTTTCTCTGCCGAGTCTCATTTGGCTGACTGTGAGAAGGCTTTGGATACGGCTGAGGCGAGCGCGTTTCTTGCTGGTGCTGGGTCTGTCGCTGAACGGCAGGCGCGGGCAAAGTTGGAGTGTGCTGAAATCCGGTTTGAGCGTGACCTTGCGAAGGCTCAGGTGAACAGGGTTCGCACTAAGTTGCGGGTGATTGAGTCTGCTTTGATGGCTCAGGCCACTATGTCAAAACTCATGCAGGCTGAGATGAAACTCTGATGCTGAGGGCTTTTATGGATTATCACCGCTTGACAGGTGCCCTGATTATCTTCTTCTACATGTTCGCGCCGATGTTCGTGACTTTGAACGGTACTGAGGTCTTGCGGGCTTCTGGCACCTCGCTTGGGGAGCCTGTGCCTTATACACCAATTGACGGGCTGAGCTTCGAGGGCGTGCCTGTGTTCAATATGGATTCGGCTGGGGGCTTGGTTGTGACCTCTGAGGTGGAGCAGGTAATCGAACGCCCTAATGTGCTGAACTATTCACGCGCGGTGTTGCCTGTCCATGACCCGAAAATCAGTAGCGATGTTGGTTGGAGGGTTGCGCCTTGTGGCGCTTGCAGTAGCGATCATCAGGGAGTGGACTTTGTGCCTGGGGAGGGTAAGCCGGTCATGGCGATCCTGAACGGTGTTGTGGCTGAGGCTGGTATCAATCAGGGTTACGGGTACTGGGTGAAAATTGAACATATTGTGCCGATAACCGAGGGTGAGGTGGAGCGCTGGGTTACTGTGTACGCTCACCTGAAGGCGGGGTCTATCCCTGATGATGTGCGTGTGGGGGGGAACGTGGCTCGCGGTCAAACTCTGGGGGCAGTGGGGGACACAGGCATTTCTACAGGGCCACACTTGCACTTTGAGTTGCACATTGATGGGGTTGTTGTAGACCCGCTGCCGATTATCTCGCAGAGCCAGAGCATGCGGGGTTCTGAAGTGTCCTGGGGTTAGGCTTACGTCATGGCGATCCCTAAGAAGGTTCTGAAGCAGGTACAGGAGCGTGACCAGTATTGCTGGCACTGTGGGCGCGAGGATGACCTGGTGCCACACCACAGAATCAATAGGGGCATGGGGGGTTCAAAGCTTCTCGACATCCCTGAGAACTTGATGATGGTGTGCGGGCAATACAACGGGGATATGGAGGGCAACGCTACTGTGGGCGCAAAGGCGCGAGGGTGGGGGCACAAACTGTCTGTGTGGGAGTCACCTGAACACCCTGTGTTTGATTGTGTGGCTTTCAGGTGGTGGGTGTTGCTGCCAAACGGTTGGAAGATAACGGTGCGGGATATTGGGGAGTTTTGATTGCGCCATCGGGTGTAGGGTGTTGCTATAACTGAAAATTGAGATGGCCCCCCGCGTGGTGGGGCAGGAGGCCATCGTGAAAACCGATGAATAGAGCATCGGCTAGTTACAAGTCTAGCCGGTAGAAGGGCAAGACATGGAGCAATCCATCAGGCTAGAGCGCCGATTCGCAATCATTGATGAGTGGCTGCTTAACCTTGACATTTCGGACAGGGCTGTGAGGCTATACGCGGTGCTTGCTCGCTATGCGGATAGTGAAACTCACAAGGCGTACCCATCGAGGGCAACGCTCGCTGAGCGCCTACGATGTTCCAGGGCTTCTGTGGATCGTGCCGCGCTTGAGCTGGTGGATGCGGGGGCAATGACGAAGAAGCAAAGGCATAACTCCTCGATTGTTTATACCTTGCAAGTGTCATCACCCATGACGATGGGGGTACTCACCCATGATGAGGGGGGGTCATCACCAGTGACGAGGGGGGTCATCACAGGTGATGAACTAACTAGAACCACTGAACTAGAACCAGATAACTATATTGAAAAAAAGTCCAAGAAGGCCACATCAATCCCTGACCGATTTGCCCTGAGCGACTCACTGCGCGAGGCAATGGTGGCGAGGCACCCTTCTTTGGAGTTGGATGACCAGTTGGATGCGTTTGTAGACTTTCATACGGCTAAGGGATCAGTGTTCAAGGATTGGGATGCGGCGTTTCGGACTTGGTGTAGGAACGCGGTGAAGTTTGCGGAGCCTCGGACTGTGATTCATAAGCAGGCTTTGAAGCCCGCGGCGGATGGCCCTGGGAGGCGTGAGTGGGTTAGGTCTTTGCATGATCAGGGTGAGCATTGGGAGTGTCGGCCTGGGGAGTTTGATTGCAAATGATGAAAATTGGTTCTCTGTTTTCTGGCTATGGGGGTCTTGACATTGCTGTGGCTAAACAGTTCGATGCTGAGGTTGCTTGGCATTGTGAGTGGGAGGATGCGCCTTCTAAAATCCTTGCGGCTAACTTCCCTGGTGTCCCGAACTATCGTGATGTGACTCAGGTGGATTGGGCTTCTGTTGAGCCGGTGGATATTCTTACGGGTGGGTTTCCTTGCCAGGATGTTTCTTTGGCGGGGCGTAGAGCTGGGATGGGTGATGGCACTCGATCTGGTTTGTGGAGTGAGTTTGCTAAAGCAATAGAGGTCATTAGACCTAGATGGGTGGTTATTGAAAATGTCAGAGGGTTACTTAGCGCAAAGGCCGGTGGCGATGTGGAACACTGTGCGTGGTGTATGGGAGAAGCCGGAGACGGTGAGCCTGCTTTGCGAGCACTTGGAGCTGTTCTCGGAGAGTTGGATGACCTCGGGTACGATGCGGAATGGCGTGGTGTTCGAGCTTCCGATGCAGGAGCGCCCCACCAGCGATTCAGAGTCTTTGTTATTGCGCACCCCCGCGGCTAGTGAGGCTGAGCGTGGTCATCAGCCTGAGGAGAAGGCTAGGGCGCGTGGCGGACAGGTCACTTTGTCAGGGCAGCTGAATTATTCGTCGCGCTTTGACCGCTTTGAGCCTGCAGTGAAACGCTGGGAGCAGGTAACGGGCATGGAAGCTCCTGCACCTACTGAGCCTGATGGTAAGGATGGCGCTCACAGGTTGTCTAGCAAGTTCACTGAGTGGATGATGGGGTTGCCGAAGGGTTGGATTACTGGCCTGGGGTTGTCGCGTAAGGATGAGTTGAAGGCTTGCGGGAATGGTGTGGTTCCCCAGCAGGCTGAGCTTGCGTTACGGTTACTGATGGAGGGGAAGAAGTGATGGAGCCGATGATTGAAGTGAGGGCAAGTGGTTCTCAGGAGAGATACTTGAACACCTACCCTGGGGATGTTTTGATTCGACCTTTGCGGGGCTCTTTGAGGACTGTGGGGGGTTATGTCGTTTTGTCTCCTGAGGAGGCTGAAAGTTTGCGCAGTGAGTTGCATCATTGGTTAGAGGGGGTTGTGTGATGCATCCGGTTATTGAGGTTGGTGGGGCGCGTGTGTTTTTAGGTGATTGTCGTGAGGTGTTGAGGGGTTTGCCGGATAACTCGGTGGACTCGGTTGTTACTGATCCGCCCTATGAGTTGGGGTTTATGGGGAAGAAGTGGGACTCCTCGGGTATTGCTTATGATGTGAACCTTTGGATGGATTGTTTGCGGGTGTTGAAGCCTGGTGGTCATATTTTGGCGTTTGGTGGGTCGCGTACTTGGCATCGGTTGGCGGTGGCGATTGAGGATGCTGGGTTTGAGATTAGGGATAATATCGCCTGGATTTATGGGAGCGGGTTTCCTAAGTCTTTGGATGTGTCTAAGGCGATTGATAAGCGGGCTGGGGCTGAGCGTGAGGTTGTTGGCAAAGATATCGCTGGCAACGGTCTTGGGTTGCTAGATAGGAACAGCACTATTGGAGGCGAGTTTGATTTGACAGTGGCTGCCACTAATGAGGCTAAGCAGTGGCAGGGGTGGGGTACTGCGTTGAAGCCTGCGTTTGAACCGGTTGGGGTGGGGCGGAAACCGTTGGTGGGGACTGTGGCGGAGAATGTGCTCGCGTGGGGTGTGGGTGGGCTGAACATTGACGGCTCACGGATTGCCGGTGATGTTCCGAGCGTTCCACAACCGAAAACAGGTGGAGGGATTTTTAGTGGCAAGGGCGGTAGAAACGGCGAACTATCTTCTGCGCCTCAGGGTCGTTGGCCTGCGAATGTGATTCTTGATGAGGTGACGGCTGGGTTGCTGGATGAACAATCAGGCAATGTCAAAGGCCAGGTTGGAATGACTAAGACAAAGGGCGGACACAGGTTTATTGAGGGCGATACGGAAACTGTTCAGAAGTTCGATTATAGCAAGACTGACAGCGGTGGGGCTTCACGGTTTTTCTATGTAGCTAAGGCTTGTAAGCGTGACCGCAACGAGGGGTTAGAGGAGGGCAACGGGCACCCTACGGTGAAACCCACACAGCTAATGCGTTACCTGATCAAGCTTGTAACACCACCTGGGGGAACGGTCCTCGATCCGTTCACCGGCTCAGGGTCTACAGGTAAAGCCGCCTTGCTTGACGGGTTTGGGTTTTTGGGTGCGGAACTTACTGAAGAATACCTGCCGATTATTGAGGGCCGGTTGCGTTGGGCTAACGAACAGGAGGGGGAAACTGATGAGCGCTTATTCTGAGAACTTTTGGGCGGAGGAAATGGCTATCAATTTGGAGGAGCTGGAGACGGAAAGGCCCACACACCCTTATCAGGTGAAACTAAGGCGCAAACAGAACAGGGCAGCTGACAAGTATTGGGCCAACCATAGGTTTCTTGCCAAGTATGAGGTGCCTCGCTCGATGATTCCGGCAGTGAAGCAACCGGAACAGGTTGAGGTGAAACACGAACCAGAGATTGAGCAGGCTCCTGTGAAATCGCGTAAAGTTAGGGGCTATGAGTTCACTGATCGGCAACTTGAAATCGCTGCTGGTGTTTTAGATGCCCAGGATTCAGTGCGAGCGTTGCGGGTTTGAATGGGATTTGAACAGCACGCGACAGAAAACGGTTTTGTGTGTTTCTTGTAGGGCACGAAAGGTGCAGACAGTTCACACGAAGAAGGGCAAGTGTTTGCCCTGGCATGGTGGGTTCGCTAAGGATGATGTGACACCGCTGGATGATGATGGGCAGCCTGTGTTGCCTGGTGTCAGGGGTTGTGGGCATAGTGATTGTGTGAACCCGTCACACATTATCAAATGGGAAGGGAATGAGAATGGTTAAGAATGAGGCTCTGATTGAGGTCACTGGTTGGCTGAATGATGTGAAGCAGTTTGATTGGGGTGTTGCGTTGAAGGTGAGCGTGGATGTTCGCAAGAAGAACCACCAGGATGAGTGGGAGACGGTGGACAAGACTATTTACGATGTGACTACTGATGAGGTGCCTGATGTGCAGGGCGCAAAGCAGGTCACTGTGACGGGCCGGATTACTGGCACTAATACTTTCAGCAAGCGTGATGGGTCTACGGGTGCCGCGGTGAAGGTGCGTGCCTCGAAGATTGTTTCTGTGGGTGACAAGGTGCAGGAGGCGGCGATCATGGAGCAGTGGCCTACGGCGAAGATTGGTCAGGGTAAGCCTGTGGATGAGAACACTCCGTTCTGATGTTTGGGTTTCTGATCCTGAGCGGGATGGCTACCCTTTACTTTCTGCTTGCGCGGGAGGCTGAGGGGTTGCTTGCCGGTTTCGGGTTTGTGGTGTCTGCGGTGTTGTATTTGTTGGCGTTTCTGAATGTTGTGAGGCCGAAAAAATAGTTTGAGAAAGTTTGTGTTTTGGCTTGCGCCCTGACTGTATACGGTATACACTAGAGACATAAGCCACAACGAAAGGGAAACAAAATGTTTGCAATCGCCCAAGATGTCAACGTAGTAGATAGCTTCACAAACCAGACTGAGACAGTCCAGGTCATCGCAACCACCGAGAACAAAGTCACCGTGATGGGTTGGGACTTTCAGGCAGACTTTATCCGCAAGCAGGAAAGCTTTTGGAACGGTGACTTCTACATTGAGGCAGCATAAGTAAACAATCAGATAGCCCCCGCTTCGGCGGGGGTTTTCTTTTGCCCGATAACATAGAACCATGACCACAAGCCTGAACATCAGCGCGCTAGGCAGACCCTCCCCACAGGGAAGCAAACGGCATGTGGGTGGAGGGCGCATGATTGAGGCTTCCAAGTACCTCCCAGCGTGGCGCAAAGCAGTCTGTGTGGCAGCAGTCAAAGCTGTTGAGGATGAGGTGTGGGAGAAACCCGCAGGCCCGATAGAACTTGCTGTGACCTTCTACCTGGAACGCCCTTCAAGTATCAAGCAGGCGAAACGCCCTATGCCGATCAAACCGCCAGACCTGGACAAGCTAGTTCGTGGAATTTGCGATGCACTTTCCGATGCAGGGGTTTGGGAGGATGATGCACAGGTGGTGAAGCTGACCGCGTTCAAGGAGTATGCAGACACGCGGGCACCTGGTTGCGCTATTGAAGTCTCTGCTTTGTGAGGTTCTGTGTATAGGCTAGACATATGCTAGAAGGTTTGGAACCACCAGAGAAAGCATTTCGGTGCAAGGTTGCCACAGTCCTGAACGACTTAGAGCCTGATGACACACGCATCCTGGCGCAGGCGCTTGCTGATGAAGGCACTTGGCCCGCTTGGACTCTCTCGCAAGCGTTGAAAGGTCGAGGGATCCCTTTGGGTGATGGCCCGATCAGGAACCACAGGCGGGGCTCCTGCCGCTGTAGGGTTGCCTAATGCTTGATGCTCGAATTATTGTGGGTAATGCTGCCGATTCGCTTGCAAAGATTGATGCTGGGTCTGTGAGGACTTGTGTGACCTCACCACCATATTGGGGGCTGAGGGATTACGGCAATGATGGTCAGCTTGGTCAGGAGGCTACCCCTCAGGAGTTTGTGGAGAACCTTTGCAAGGTTTTCGATGAGGTGTGGAGGGTGCTTGCGGATGATGGGACTGTGTGGGTGAACATTGGTGATAGTTATTTCCCGCATGGTGGCTCACGCGGTAATAAGACACCGGCAGGGGATTCGCTGAGAGGTAGAGAGAATAATTATCAGCCTGCCCCGAAACTATCCGCTGGGGATGCGAACTTGAAGCAAAAGGATTTAGTTGGGATACCGTGGAGGTTTGCTTTTGCCATGCAGGATCGCGGCTGGTATCTCAGGCAGGATATTATCTGGGCTAAACCTAATCCGATGCCTGAGAGCGTAACTGACCGTTGCACCAAGTCGCATGAGTATGTGTTTCTGTTCTCAAAACAGCCTAAATACTTTTTCGATTCTGTTTCAATCAGGGAACCCCTTGCAGAGTCCTCGCTAGGCAGGCTTGCACAGGATGTGAAGAATCAGGTTGGGTCTACGCGAGCCAATGCAGGCGCTAAGAGCAATGGCAATATGAAAGCGCTGGGTGATCCAGAGGGTGGCAGGAACAAGCGTTCTGTCTGGAATGTGAACGTTGCCAAATACAAGGGCGCTCACTTCGCTGTGTATCCCCCAGCTCTGATCGAGCCATGCATCAAGGCTGGTAGCGCTGAGGGGGACACTGTGTTAGATCCGTTCTCTGGTTCTGGCACGACTGGTGAGGTCGCTTTGCAGAACGGGCGCAACTACCTGGGGATTGAGCTGAACCCTGATTACGCTGCTCTGAGTGAAAAGCGCATAAGTGATGCGATAGGTCTAATGGGGAAGGTTCTGGTGAGCTAATGCTTGACGATCTGCAACCAGCTAAGAAGGTTGAGGCACCTAAAGACTTCAGGGCTGGCCTGGACTTTGACGGCAACGAGGGAACCGCTACGACTGAGGGGCTCGCTGAGCCACCTAACTTTGATGAGTTCCTTGAGGATCGCGGATATTCCGCTGATGAGTATGAGATTATCGGCACCCCTCGAACGTCACAGTGGCAACGCTGGGATGGGTTGTGGCTGACCGCGTACCGTTTCCACTTCCGCAAGAAGGTGACAGAGTTTCACCTGCCTACTCTTTACGCTGAGGCGAAGCGTAGCAAACCTAAGACACCTAAGCCGGTGAAATCCGCTAAGACTTTCGTTATATGTCCTGCTGACTTCCAAATCGGCAAGGGGGGAAGTAGGGGAGGGCATGAGCAGTCAATCCAGCGCATACACGCCAGCTATGACCGGATTGAGCAGAAGCTGAAGGCGGGCAACTATGGGCACATTGTCATCCTTGACATGGGTGATGTGATTGAGGGTGTGAGCAATAAGGCTGACATGGAGCAACTACAGTCCAACACTCTCAGCCCGATGCAACAGGTAGACCTTGCGAGCGCCCTTCTATGGGATTTGATAAAACTCGCATCAAAATATGCACCGATAACTTACGGCTCAGTAGCCTCCAACCATTGCCAGTTCAGGGTGAGTAAGCAACCTGTGGGGAAACCAGGCCAGGATGACTGGGGCGTAGTGATTCTGCAACAGCTTCGCCGCCTTGCCACAGAGGTAGGGTTGCCCATCACCCGCTGGCTGGTACCACAACCGCACGATGAGGGTTTCGCTTTCGATGTTTTCGATAACGGTGAACACATCCTCGGTGCTATACATGGGCACCAGGTTGCACGACCTGATGCTTTCGCAGGGTTCTGGGCTAAGGCAGTGTTCAACTCCTCCTACCTTGCAGCCGTCACGACAATGGTTAGCGGTCACTTCCACCATCACAGGTGCGAACAAATCTCTGGCACTGAGAACCGCGAACGGTGGTGGGTGCAAGCATCCACCTCAGATAGTGGCTCAGACTGGTACACACGCAGGCAGGGCGCAGGAGGGGACTCCACCACAGCGATCACCTGCTTTGAACTTGAGAAGGGCAAACCGTTCAGGGGTACAGTAGAACTGCTATGACTAATGAGCCTGATGACTTCATGGACTTCGCGTTCGATGAACTGCTGAAAGATTACCCACTCGGGGACCTCCCACCAGTCGAGGTGAAAACAGACAAGTTCAGGGGTGTAGCAAGGAACTTCTTCGCCATGCCAATCCAGTTGCTTATGGACTTGAAGGCGGCACAGATAGACGACGACGGCAGCGACATCCTCATCCTGTTTGATGCTTGCGAGTTGGCTTTCAGCGAGGAGGACTTCGACAGGCTTTCAGACCTAAACATCAGAGACTTCGTGCGGGTAGTCCACGCCTGGGTTAGCTGGAATCAAAAGCCCAATGGTGTTCAATAAACCCTGCCTAAGATGCGGGGTGCTATCCAAAGACTCTATGTGCCGCAACTGCCACAGGGGTGAGGAACG